CCGCACCACAAGCTGGACAGGACTTGATCGCCAGCTACACCGCTGAGGTGGTGGATGTCTCTGGTAGCTTCACGCGGCTTGATGTGGAGCTTGGCAGTAGCCTGTCACCAGTAGGCGCGCAGGTGCCGCCGCGTAAGTTCACCACGTATCAGATCGGGTCGCCACTGCGGATATGAGCCTCAACATCTCGGATCCGCTATCGCTCCTGGCTTACCAAAGCGGCCTAGCTGATCCGCCGCTACTCGAGGCAGCAGCACAGGCCGCTGATGATCTGACCAGCCAGCAGCGTGCATACAAGATTGGCGATCCGGTACCAATCGTCTTTTGTCGCCGCGTCTCCAACAATGGCGGCGTGATGGTCAGCCCCGGCGCAACAGAAGCGCGCTATCAGAACGATGGCACCACCAATGCGCTGACCGTCAGCTTGATGGTGGTGCTCAGCGAAGGCGAACTGCCGCAGATCGCCATCAAGGATTGTTTCGTCGGGCCATGCCGCCAAGGCACATGGAATCAAACCTATGACCGCAGGGCTGGCACATGGACGCCCGGCAACTTCGTTACCACCGTATCCGGCAAGGATCCATGGGCGTGCCCTTACTACTGCGGCACATCAGGACGATATGAAGACATGACCACAATGAGCTATGTGAACACGTTCGTGGATGGCAGCGAACGATGGGAGCATCAGCTGCATGTGTTTGTGCGTCAAGGCATCAAGATCACGCGGATTATTGACAGCACGTTGGGTCCCAGTAACAACGTGATTGATCTGGCGATCTACCTGATGAATCAATCAGGCCGGATCCCGAGCACGCTGATCGACAACACGCAGATGTTGGCCGCGGCCAACTTCACCGAGACCAATGGGTTGCATTTCAATGGTGTGTTCCAAGAGAGCCTGAACCTTGACGAATGGCTCGAGCAGATCAGCAACGACTATCTGTTGCGACTTGTGGAGCTGAACGGCAAGTTCGGATTCAAGCCACGGCTACCGGTTAATGCGAACCACACGATCAAGACCACTGCCATCGGATGGTCGTTTACGTTCACTGAGGATCACCTTTTACCGGATGGTTTCGAGATCCAGTACATCCCTCTGAGTGAGCGGCAGCCTGTCACGCTGCAGATGATGTGGCGGCAGCAGCCAGATTCTGATATTGGCTTTGCGCGCACCACTGAGATCAGCTACATCGGCGAAGCATCAGCTGGTCCATTCGAGCAGTATGACCTTAGCGGCTACTGCACCAGCGAAACACATGCCGTCAAGGTTGGTGCGTATCGCTTGGCGCGACGCAAATACATCACGCATACGTTGCGACTGACAGTGCGTCCTGCCAGCTACAACAGCACGCTGACACTGGGCGACATTGTGCGTGTGAGGCTGCGCCGCGAGACAGCGCTAACAGCACTGGACTATCACGACTTCTTGTATGAGGTCGAGCGGATTGAGAAGACGGCGAGCGGTGCATGTGTTTTTGATCTGACGCACTACCCGATCGACTCTCAAGGGCGCAGCCTTGTGGCGCTAGAGGTTGCAGCTGCAACAGCGCCAGGTGTCACCATCGCGGCAGGCCGCAGTGATTACAGCTGCGACGATAACTCATCATCAGACAACACACCAGTCGGTGGTGGCGGCATTGATTATCCGGCGTTTGATGACACGCCTGATATAGGCGATGCCACGGTTGATCTACCTACACCGACTGAACCCCTATGGCCAGAAGGCGGCAGTCCGCCGATCGGTCCTGATGTGACGCAGCCCCCCGGCGAATCCAGCGGCGGCCAGACTCCGATTGGCGGATGGGACAATCCGGCTGATCCGCTTGAGGAATCGCTGGATCAGGATGGTGTTGGCTACATCACTGGCGGCACTGGAATAGGCGGTTCGCCGCTCACTGGTGACACCTTGTCCGTCAGTGATGATGACTTCACGTGTGCTGGCCAGGTATGTTGGAGCAAGATCAATAAAAACACAGGCGTAGAGACTGATATCTCATGCCAAGACGAACCCATTGCTGGATCGTGGGATCTTTCTATCACTACCAACGAGGCCGATCATTACATTGTTGCGACTGGCCGATGCAAAGATCCAGCAACGCCATCCGGATGGGGTGCGCCTACAACGCTTGGCACAACCCAGGCCGTTGTCAATCCAATCCCAACGCAGTTTGGCTACTGGCGCTGGGTTGGTTCCGCGACTAATGGCACACTTGCTGGAACTAACACCACAGGCGGCACAACAACGGGATGGCTATCAAATGGATATTCAACAGCTGGCGGCACAACAACGCAAACGGTTTATGGATGGTGGACGGTCAATGATTCAATCAATGCCCGGACACCAACCCAAGCAGGCCAAGCGGCAAGTCCTAAGACTGGCGTGCCACTGAATGGTTCCGGCAGCCGCACGCACACAGTCTCCTGCGCAGGTGGCAGCAGCGACTTGGCGTATATCTATACAAGCACCTACACCAATGGCGCGCTTACATCAAGCTCCCTATTCGCTTTCAGCACAACTCAGATCCGCTTGACCATGACTCAAAACATTTGTGCAAGCGCGATCGGTTACACATCAAGCTATGCAGGCACGTGGCAGTTCAGCCCAAATGCTGATCCAAACAACATCACGATCGAAGTGGATCTGAATCCAAATAGCTGATCATGGCTACCTTCCCTTCTCTATCACCAGCAAGCCGCACCTACACACCTGGCACCAATGCCAGCAGTGAGTTCGCCGTACTGGATGGCTATCAATCCAGCGTGCGGCACAGCAATGCGAGCGTTGGCCACGTGTTGCGTATGACCTTCACGCGGCTGACATCTGCCGAGTCATTCAACCTCGTAAGCCATTACAGCTTGCATGGCATCTTCGAGCCTTTCGATCTGCCAAGCTCAGTTCTGATCGCCACAAATCTGACGTTCCCATCAGGCTATCTATGGCGCTACCTATCGCCGCCGCAGATCGAGCAGTCGTGTGACATCACCGATGCCACAGTAGATCTGCAGCTCCTGCCGCCATACCTGATATGAACGCCTACCCATCGCTATCCCCTGCTGGATTCAGCTATGACCTTGGTGGTTTGAACGTCAGCGTTGAGGACACGATCAACGGCGCGCCCGTTCTGTTCAGGCACAGCTTGCGGCAAAGCAACTACCGCTTGGTGCTGACCTACACCAATCTGACAGAAGCTCAGGCCACGCTGATCCGTGATCACTACGTCGACGCGGCCGGTAGTCATCGCACCTTCACGGTATCAAGCACCCTATGGGGCAGTGCTGATGTAGTGCCATCTGATGCGCTCTACCGTTATGGCGCCAAACCAGATGAGGTGCAACGCGGCGTTTACACCGACATGACCGTTGAGCTGGTCGCACTGATCGGCAACTTCCTGCTTTACAACCTCGTGGGCGAACCTGCTGCGCTCGGTGCAGAGGCTGCCTTCACCTCCTACGCAATGAGTGGCACCGCGCCATTCATCTTGCAAGCAGACGATGCCGATCCGGCAGTGGCTGCCACTCTTATCATTCAAGCTGGTGGTGCTGAATCATGACTGCAACTACGATCCGCGTACAGATGGCGCAGCGGAAAGATACCGCTGCAAATTGGACAGCCGCAAATCCGATTTTGCTATCTGGTGAGATCGGCTATGAGACAGACACCAAGAAGTTCAAGATCGGCGATGGCACCACCAACTGGAACAGCTTGGCTTACTTGCCGATTCCTGATGGCAGCGGCAATCTGACGATCACGGGCAACCTTGAAATCGGCACCACTGGCAGCTTGACCTTTGAAGGCAGCACGGCCAATGGCTTTGAAACGACGCTGGCAGTAACTGATCCCACTGCCGACCGGACGATCACCCTGCCCAACGTAAGCGGCACAATCATCACCACGGGCGACACCGGCAGCGTTACCAGCACGATGCTGCTCGACGGCACCATCGTTAATGCAGACATCAGCGACATCGCCGAGATTGCCGTCAGCAAGCTGGCGAACGGCACTGCTAATCAGGTGATCGTCACTGATGGCACCAATGTGAGCTGGTCAGACAATCTGACACTGGCCGGTGATCTGATCGTGAATGGCATCACGACCACGATCAACACGCAGGAGTTGCTGGTTGAAGATAAGAACATCATCATCGGCAATGTCACCAGCCCGACTGATGTGACAGCCGACGGCGGTGGCATCACCCTCAAAGGGACCACTGACAAAACGATCAACTGGGTCGATTCCACCGATGCGTGGACTAGCAGCGAGCGCTTCAGCTATCCACTTGGCAGCGCAACGGCGCCAGCGCTTACTTTCACCGGCGATCCCAACACCGGCATTTACTCCCCCGGCGCAGACCAAGTAGCCATCTCGACTAACGGCACTGGGCGGTTAATTGTTGGGAGCACTGGTACGGTCAACATTGTCGGCGCTGGTACCGCAGGTTCCACTCAAGCCGTCAGCTTTAACGGCAGCGCACCAGTTAATAGCCTGGTGATGCTTTCCGACGGGAAAATAGGTCTGGGGACTAGTAGCCCTGCACAACTCCTTGAAACGCAGGACGGCAACATACAGATACGCAATTCAGTAACGCTTTCTGAGAATACTCTGTCCCCTTACGGACTTACCTTTAGAAACGCCAACCAACTTGGCCAGGACAGGGGCACTATTGCTGAGATCAAACCATATCTTGCTGGCGCAGGTGATAACGACTTTGGCCTGCAGTTCCGCACTCAAGCAACAACAGCGGGTGGTGTTACCACCAAGATGACCTTAACACCTGGAGGGTCATTAGGGATTGGCACTACTAGCCCTGGCACTGACCTTGACGTAAATAACAGTGGTGCTAACTGTGTTATTCGTGCTCGGTCTGGCTCGACATATTCGGCAACGCTGAGCCTTCTTCCGAATGGAAGCGGCAGTGGTGTTTCATTGGCTGCGGGTGAAGACTCCAGTGCGTTGCTTTATAACCAGTTAAACAGCCATCTTGCGTTTGGCACCAACAACACAGAACGCGCCCGCATCGACGGCTCCGGCAGGTTGTTAGTTGGCACGTCTTCCACGTCTAGCACTGCAGGTTTAATCGTCCAAGGCGCAGGTGGAGCGGCACCTGGGATTATCCGAGCTTGCTATACAGCAGCCACGCCTGCAGATGGCGATACCTTTGGCTATTTGGTATTTGGCGATTCGGCTCACGCTGATGCTGCTTGGGTAGCTGCTGCGCGTGATGGTGGAACCTGGAGTGGTGCATCAAAACCAACTCGCTTAGTGTTCTCCACTACTGCCGACGGAGCGAGCAGCCCGACGGAGCGGATGAGGATTACGCAAGACGGCGACGTATTTATCAATCACAATTCCAGCACTTCACCAGTTGTTGGCGGAGAGAAGCTTGGCGTTGTGGGCGGAAGTAATTTTGCAATCGCCGCTAGCACTACAACAAATACAGTCCCTACAGTGTTTCTTGCTAATACAAGTGACACGACAAACACTTATTTAATGCGTTTTTCGGCTGGCAGCGGCGGGAATACCAGGGGAGAAATTTATTACAACGGCAGCCAGCTTGTTTACGCTACTTCGTCCGATTATCGGTTAAAAGAAAACGTCCAGCCTCTTTTGGGCGGGATTGAACTTGTTAACAGGCTGCGACCCGTAACTTATCAGTGGATTGAAAACCAGAATCACGACATTGGCTTTATCGCTCACGAAGTTCAAGAGGTATTCCCGAATGCTGTTGGCGGAGACAAAGACGCTGTTGATGAGAACGGCAAAATCCTTCCGCAAACCTACGACCCATCCAAGCTGGTGCCTCTGCTGACGGCTGCGTTGCAGGAAGCCATCGGACGCATTGAAACCTTGGAAGCTGAAGTAACAGCTCTCAAAGCCTCGTAGTCCTACTCACTGCGATGCCTCACGTTTCTTATTGCTGCCAACGTTGCGGTGAACAGATCGGGGGGGGGGGGAGGGGGGTTGGGAGATTCTTCCAGCTCATCCGTATTCCGCTGCATCGCTGTTAGGGCATAATGGTGGGGCAGCGAGTTTGCACCTCCTGCCCCTGGCCACAGTTCCCTAGAAACCATGACCCAAGAACCTTACCCCAAGCTCACGCCTACCGAATGGCTTGAGCAGCGCGAGAACCACATGGAGAAACATTCCGCGTGGGTTCAAGATGGCGTTGTAAAACTGGCTAACAACGAAGATCCGCACTACACGGAAGTTTTTGAAAGCCGCGAAGAGGTCGAGCGCTTTGTTGTTTACCTGCTTCAAAAGGCTGATGAGGCTTGGGGTGAATACTGCGAAGCCAGCCTTGACCTGAGCGATCAGGATGATGTTGGTGAAGAGCAAGACGAAGATGAGCGCCACTTTCAAGCCTGCCTTGAACAGATCCGCAAACTCACCCACGCAGATCTTGTAAAGCTGATGGGCGAGGAGTGGCTTGAAGACTATTGCCGCCAGTTCAAGTAGTCATTACCACTTCTATGCCCAAAAGAATTGATCTCACCGACGAATACGCGCACAGCGGTATCGACATCACTTGGACGCCGACCGCTCAGCGTCTTGACATTGGTGGCTGGTACGACTCTTGCGTTGGCCTTGAAGGCGGGAGCCTGACATTGCGCCAGTTCTTCGAGAAGCTTGGCATCACCGAAAAGGATTGCGTCAAAGCTTTTAAGCAGACCGAGTAGTCCACGTCACTAGGCGGGCAACCGGCCTATTCAACAGGTTGCACCACACCTAAGCTGCCACCACAGGACCCCACCCATGGCCACCACCTTCACCTGGGCGATCGCGAACATGGATCGCCAGCTCGCCGATGGCGCCGTGACCACGATCCATTGGACTCTCCAGGCGCACGATGGGACGTACTCCAGCGGCGCCTATGGCTCGATCGGCCTGCCGGAGCCTGACCCCGAGGCCATGATCCCCTTCGCTGATCTCACCCCCGAAACCTGCGCGCAGTGGGTGAAGGACCACTTCGGTGCCGAGAAGGTCGCCGAGATCGAGGCCGCACTCCAGCAGCAGATCGATCAGCAGCGGCAGCCCGTCACCGGCCAGGGTCTTCCTTGGGGTAGCTGATGGCTGTTAAGTCCAAAACCGGCACCGCTCGCGTCGAGCATCAAGTCGGGCCACCTAAGACCACACGCCAAGGCTATGGCCAGCGGTCACGGCCACGTCGTCGTGGCAAGAAGCCCTTGCGCGGGCAGGGTCGGTAAGCTGAACAGGTACCACCATGGCGCCATGGTCGAAGTGATCGCCGCCATTGCTGGCGCTTCAATTTCAGTTGCAGCCATGGGTGCTGCTGGCTTCAGTCGCAAATCAGATGAAGCCCGCGAGGCGGTAATCAGACTCACCTCAGCTGTGGAGCACATCGCCACGCAGCTAGAGGTGTTGCATCAAGACATCAAGGAAGATCGCAAGGAAACGTTCGGCCGGCTATCGACGGTGGAGCAGCGCGTCTCTAAGTTGGAAGCACGTCCGCCAGCCTGCTGATCATGGATCAGGCAACTACCGTTGCGATCATTGCCATCGTTGTTGCAGCAGGTTCTGAGATCATCGCCGTCTCACCACTTAAGTCCAATAGCTGGCTGCAACTGCTGCTGCAGGCATTGCGGCTGATCTTCCCAAAGCAGCGCGGTTGAACCATGGCGAACGATGCGCCCATCACCCTGCAGCAGCTGTTCAGGTATTACAAGGCGCTGCCGCATCAAACCGCAGCAATCCAGCAACTCGAGACCGATCTAGCTGCCAACGGTTACGACGTTGTGATGCGCAGGGATCGAGAGTGGTTTCAGACGTGGAGCCAAGACGGGAAGCAAAGCGACCTAAGCGCCGCGATCAGCTTGATTAAGGAGTTCGAGGGCTGCCACCTTTCGGCCTATCCAGATCCGCTCAGCGGCGGAGACCCTTGGACCATCGGCTATGGCACCACGCGCTACAGCAGTGGTACACCCGTGCAGCGTGGTGACAAGATCAATGTGATCGAGGCCGATATGCTGCTGCGTCTCGAGATCGACCGCATCACAGACAAGCTGCGCACCACAGTGCCGCATTGGAAAGCGATGGATGACAACCAGCGATCTGCGCTGGTCAGCTTCGCCTACAACCTTGGATCTGGCTTCTACGGCTCCACTGGGTTCGAGACGATCAGCAGGTGCCTGCGTGAGCGCGATTGGGCAGCAGTCCCGGCAGCCTTGGAGTTGTACCGCAACCCTGGCACCAGCGTGGAAGCTGGCCTGCTGCGGCGCCGTCGTGCTGAAGGCAAACTCTGGGGGCAGCATCAGGCCGCGGCCGAACCGGAAACCGCCAAGCTGCGCCCCGGTAGCCCATTCACGGCACGCATCACGCCGCACATCAGGCTCGGAGAGTTTGCGCTCGATCAGGAGGCGCGCAGGTTCCAGCATCAGTACCAGCTGGACATAGCAGCGGAGTTGGCGGCATTTCTGGAGCGCGCTCGCACGGCATTCGGTGGAAAGGCGATCATCATCACCAGCGGCTTCAGGCCACCAGCCGTGAATCGCTCAGTTGGCGGGGCCAGTGGGAGCGAGCACCTTTACAACGCGCCAGGCGTCGGCGCTGTGGACTGGTACATCGATGGAGTCGACATCTACAAGCTGCAGGACTGGTGCATCAAGAACTGGCCATACAGCACCGGCAAGGGCGCGCCTAAAAAATTTATTCATACCGGCATCCGACAGGGCCGGCCTAAGGTCGTTTGGGATTACTGAGCGCCTGTGCTGCTACCTGATCACGAGATCCGCCGGCTGTGCCAACGGCACGGAATGGTGAGCCCATATAACGAAGAGCAGCTCAACCCAGCCAGTTATGACGTGACGCTTGGCGGCCAGATCATGATGGAGGTAACCAGCACACCAGAGTTGCAGAAGGTGCAGCTGCATGGCCACACGCAACAGGATCCGTTTTGGATCCAGCCGGGCGAGTTTTTCCTAGCCGAGACGCAGGAGATCTTCAACCTGCCAAACCACGTTGGCGCTCAGTTCGTACTCAAGTCCTCCCGCGCACGCGAAGGATGGGACCATGCAGAAGCCGGATGGTGTGATCCGAGCTGGTATGGCAGCCGCCTGACCATGGAATTATGCAATCAACGAAGACTTCATCCGCTGCCAATCTGGCCAGGGCTGCGCATTGGGCAGATGAAGTTCTTGCTTGTTAGTGGCGAGCCTGAAATTGGATATGACGAAAAAGGGCGCTACAACTGCGATCTTGGAGTGACCAGCAGCAAGGGCTAAGATTGTTGGCGCGGAAAGCCAAGGTGTCAGGCGCCGGTCATGCAACCGGCGCTTTTTTCATGGGGTGCGCTAGGGGCGCCATGCGCAGCCGGTAGATCTTGCCGGGCGCTTCGGCAGGATCATCCATTGGGATCATCGTGTAATCGTCGCAGCCGTGCGATTCAGCAAAGTGGCTGGCGGCTTGATGGGTCGAGAATGGCCCGACGTGCCACGGGCCGATGCGGAGGATGTATTGCATGGGTGAAGGGTAGGGGGGCCGCCGGAGCAGCCCGTGCTGGTCAATCGTCCATCTGCTCGAGCTCGGTCAGTAGCGAGCGGATAGTGGCAAGGCGCTCGGTAATGGTTGCGGGCGCTGTTGCTTCAACAGCAGCCGCGTCAATAACGACGCCATCGTTCAGCTCAACGGCCATTGCCTTGCATCGTTGGATCCGTTGCAGGATCCGGGCTTCGCGAGCAGCTTCTGCTGCGGCAAGCTCATCGAGTTGAGCGGTGAAGAGATCAGCGAGGCTCATGGTCAGAGGGCGGTGGGAGCCGTGCTCCCAATAAATCAATCATACACCGCAGACAGTGCATCATGCCAATTCAGTGCAGGCCGTTCACAATGCTTCGCACTCCCCGATCCTGTTGCGCTCGCTACCGTGACACCAGCGGCGGCCAGCCCATGCGGGCGTTCTACCTAGAAATCTCCGCCAAGCTCATCATCAGATCCAACACCGACCCCGACGATCTGCCAGCTGAGATCTACTCACGCATGGCCGAGTTCATCCCGTCCGATGAAGACATCATCGACGTCGAGGTGAACGCTGTCCCCCTGCCGCCGGATCTCTGTGGATCGACACCGCATTGATGAGACACGCCTGATCACCCGGCGATCAGCGCGTGATCAGATCCTCCTTGCCTGGAACTACCGCTGCGCCTATTGCGGCGCGGATCTGGATCGCAGCCCGACGCTCGATCACGTCATCCCCAAGGCGCACGGCGGGCTCACGGTGCCCAGCAACATGGTCGCCTGCTGCATGGGCTGCAACTGCTCTAAAGGGCACAAGCCTTGGGTGGACTGGTACCGCCAGCAGCCATTCTGGTCAGCACTCGGCGAGTGGGCAATCGTGCAGTGGCTCACCAGCGGCGCTAATCTTGCGGCCTAGACCTTTCTCGAGGATCTAGGTGGTACCGCAGCGGCAGGCTGCGGCGAGGCCGGCACCGCGTGAGGACCGGCCACCTGCCAACCCATTGCACAGCCCGATGCCGAGGCAGAGCGGGAACCTGCTGAGGCTACGGCAAGATCTTGCTGCACACCCACAGCGCAATCAGGCAGGTCGCCCAGTACTCGAGCATCAGGATCAGCACGTCGTGAAGCATCAGCGGCCGAGCAGATGGTCCAGATACAGCTCGGCCTGCCACAGATCGCTCGAATAGCGGCAGGTGCCGCCTACACAGCTGCGGTAGTAGACCTCACCCTTCACGGGCATGATCGTCTCAATGCAGCCGCCATCACGTTCGGTGCGGCTGATCACCTCAGGGCCGAACATACAGATCACACCTGGCCGCATAACGACCGCCGCTTCTCTTTGATTCTGGCAACTCGTACCCGCACCGCTGATGCCGCATCTCCCAGTATTTGCAATCCCAACACATGCGCGGGCTATCAGGTGGCCGCAGGTTGGTGACCGCTGCGCGATAGATCGACTGCGCCCGCAGCAGCGCTTCCTGCAGCTGCACCGTGCCGGTATCAGCCTCGATCTGCAGCTCGGGCTTTGGGCCCAGCACGATGCGCGCGTGCCAGTTTCGATCGAAGCGGCTGCACACCAGCAGCAGGCGGCCGGCGTGCAGACTAATCAATCCTTCTCCCCGTAGCTCGGCAGGTGGAAGAGACGCTCGAGCGTCATGCTGGCCGGCTCGGGCTTACCGCAGGTGACGTGTGCCGCCACCGGATCGGCCGGGTTGGCCGCCACGAACACGGTTGGCCAGTGCAGCTCTTTCACTGCCACCAGACTGGTGCGGGGACTGCGCACCAGCACCCACAGCGCAGCGCGCTCGAGCAGGTTGAGGCCGGGCAGGTGCATCATCCCTCCAGTTTGCCGATCAATCGATCGAGATACCACCGGCACTTGCGCGCATCCTGCAGGGCATTGCCCTTGCACCAGATGCGCAGCAGATACTTCAGCGCCTGGCCGTGTAGGTAGGCGGGCACCATGTGCGGTGCGTCCGCAATGGCGGCCTCAATCACATCAATCGCCTCGACCGGGCCGCGCTTGTAGTGATCCGGGTTGATCTGGTCAGTCATCGAGCCAGCTCCATGCGATGCGTTTGCAGATGCGCCATGCGTGTTTCTCGTCAACATCGAACTCAGCCGCCAGCTGGCGGTAGCTCCACCCCTCGCGCTGAAGCTGGCGCAGCTTGCGCACCAGCTCCGGCGTGAGGATGGCGGCGATGTTTTCCTCGCCAGCCTTGAATGGCCGGCTCATCGCCACTTATCCCCCAGCAGCTGCTGGCGGCACACCTCGATCGCCTGCTGCGCCTGCTTCTGCGTCATCACCGACTCGGTGGCATCCATGGCGCGCACCACGCGGGCAAGCAGCTCGGGGTAGTCCGTGTCGCGGAAGTTGGCGGCGATGTCGGCGCAGAACTCCTGCCACAGGCCGGTGTACGTGCCGCAGGTGCGGCCGCTGCGTTCGTAGAGCGCGTCCAACATGTCGGCGCGCTGCTGATCGAGCTGGATGGTGTTCATGGTTCGAGGTGTTGGCGGATGCGGAGCAGCTCAGCGCAGAGCTGCTGGCGGTTGCGGAACCCAACGGTGCCGCACAGCTGGTCGATGCGGATGTCGATCAGCTGGCGGATGCGCTGGCGCTCCTCAGTCTGACCAGCAGTGAAGGCGCTGGTGTCGCTGAGCAGCTGCTCGATGCGGTGACGGATGTCGCTCATGGATGGTCGATCGTGACGGTGGCAATGCCATCCAGCGGCACACCAAGGCGATGCGCAGCACCGGCGCTCAGGTCCAGGCTGGAGCAGTCGCAGCGGTCAGTGACGCGCACCGTGAGCACACGGCCGCGGTGGCTGACGCGAACCGGCGTGCCGCAGGGCAACCATGGGTGCGCCGCTGACACATCCCAGTGGCGGTAGGTGCCGCCGCAGGCGGTCTGCCGGCCGTGGTAGTAGCTGTGATAAACCGTGGCAGTCACCGAGCGCGCGTGAACTGGCATGGCAGCCAGCAGCAGCGCTGCAGTCAGCATGTGGCGCACCATCACGCCACCTCCACCGTGGCGCCCGGCCAGCGATTCTGTGCGTAGCGGACTGCGTGACTCTTGCTCTCAGCACGTGTAATCCACGTCATCGGACGTGCGCCTTGCGGATAGACGATCAACCGAAACTGACGTGTGCGTGCCTTGGCTGCTGGCCGGCTGATGCCTTCGCCATAACAGCCGCCATCGTGTTCATCATTGCGCCATTGAAAGAGGGCGCCTTTTACATCAGCCATAGGTGATCGACTCGGTGACGGTATCGGTGTTGATCCATTCGAGATCAGGCCATTGATGGCCGTATTCCTCGAACACTTTTGCTTTGGCATCCGTGATGCTGACTGCCATCACGCAGTCGATCACGTTCGCGCTAGGAATCTGAAAGTAGTAGCGGCGCTCAGTCATGGCTGGCCTCCAGTACCTCACGGATTGCTGCGGCAAGTTCACCATCAAGATGACCGTTGGCGATCATCACTTCCAATCCTTTTAGTGCCCGCTGCTTAAGCGTTCGAGGCTTGGGGCGACGTGCGGCGCGAAGGGCGTCAATGGCAGGTTCCAGAATGTCCTTGCTGCGCAGCCACTTACAGCACGCTTCCAGCTCAATGTCGGCGCCCCACTGGGCGGCGCAGTTGGCGATGTACTCGGGCAAAGGCAAAGTGTCCCGAAGAAGTTCTCGGTCTTCTGCCCACTCGTAGATCAGTTCCGGCGGTGGGGTGATGGGGTGCTCAGTCATGCCGCACCACCTGCTGCGTGCCGGAGTGGGTGGGCTGGTGGTGGGCACCGGACTCGATGCCGATCATGGCAAACACGCTTGCGGCGATCAGGCAGCAGATGGCGTTGTTGATGTAATTGATCATGATGCGAGCGCCTTGCGGACGCGGTAGCGGGACAGGTTGAGGCGATCAGCGATCTGCTGCTGTGTGAGGCCAGTACGCCGCAGGATGCGGACGCGGCGATCGTCGCTGGCGGTTAGCCAGTCGATCACTGCGATCACAAGCAGCAGCGGCAGGAACAGCTTCCAGATCACCAGGAGAGTGGCGGTGAGCATGGCGCGGAGTGAGTAGGTGCGCCCCTGCAATCGCAGCTCGCTGAGGCAGTAGTGGCTGGCTGTTCTCTTGTCCACAGCGGAGGATCCGGGGCGCACTATCCGGCTTATGGCCTAAATCCTTGTGCCCCCGAAGGGGCGGTGCCCTTAGAACCACTCCTCAAGCACGGCCTGGGCGTTGCCCAGATCGTGCTCGATCGAGTCAGCCAACGCGATGGCCTGTTGGGTCACCGCGAGCAGCTGCTCGGTGGAGCGGCTCCACGCCTCGAAGGCCGCGTCCACCTCAGCGATTAACGCTGCGGTTTCGGCCTCGCGGGCGAGGGCGTTGCGGGTGATGTCGTCCATGGAATCTCCGGTTGGTGGTTGAGCCCCCGGCGGGACTCATGGGTGCCGGGTGAAGGCCACCACCGGAGCGGACGACGCCCGCGAGTATTCGGTTTTCTAGGATCAATGGTGTGCCGGGCCAACCGGCGGTGCGGGCTTATTCAGGCCCTGTTGCGCTCGGGTTTTACGGCCTCGTGTGCGCTGTTCGGCCGGCGGTTGAGTTTTGCGAGTGGACCGCTCCCCCTCGTGATCACATATTACACCGTCGGCGGTGCTCACGTCAGTATCGCTGCAACATTCCCTCACACTGCGTCAGTGCCCACGGCGAGCGCCACCGGTACCCGCAGCACCGGCACGCTTTTGCCGGTGCCTGGCGTGCGCTCCCATCCCACTACGGCCACGCTCACCGGCAGTTCCGCGGTGTACCAGACAAACTGACATTCAGTGCACTTGCGCTGGCGGATCACGCGATCACTGCCGCGGCTGTTCGTCATGCTCGCCCGGATCTCGCTGCATCCACAACGGGGACAGTTCACAGCTTCGCTAACGTGATGATGTACCCCACCACTATGGCACCGTGAATTTTGGTCAGTGGATGGCAGTCGAGCTCAGCGCAGAGCAGCAGTTCGAGATCGAAAAGCAAGCCCGCACCCTGCTCACCAGCAAGGATGCGGGCCCAATGGCAGCAGCGCTCCTGAAGCAAGCCTGCTACCAGCAGCAGCTGCTGCAGCAGGCCGTTAACGAGATCGCTCGTCTTGAATGCGAGCTGATGGGGCGTTAGAAGAACGGCTCTTCCATCACCTCCGCCACCACACCATCGGTGGCTGCAGCCAAGCTCTGAGCAGCAGCAGCAGCAGCCTGCGGCGGCTCCCATCCCATTGGCGGTTGCGCCACAGCGCTCACATAGGCAAGCCCCTTGCTGCTGGTCTTCTTCCAGCCGCTGATCGGTACCTGGACGCTGCCGTATTGATCTGGCGTCTGGCTAAGCACGAATGCGCAGAACGCATCGAGCTCCTCCACCTTCACGCTCATCATTCCGCTGAAATCCACCTTGCTCTCAGGCTTGGTGGACTTGAAGATCGCCAGGTTCAGCTTGAAGCTCATTGCTCTCCGGGGTTGATGGTGTTGGCCTGTTCGTATTGCTCCACCTCGGCCAAGGGGTAGAGCACGAAACCGGGCGTGCGGAAGTATGCAGGCCCCTTACCGGTCTTGCGCCAGCGCAGCAGCGTGTCACGACTGACACCCCAGCGCTCGCATAACTGCGTGGCGGTTAAGTAGTCAGAAGATCTCATCGTCATCCGTTGCAGCGGCTGCTGTTTCGGGCTGCAGCTTGGCATTCAGATCGGCCACGCTTGTGGTTGCAGGTGCTGCGCTCACCGTTGCCGGCTGCACGTCCAACACCTCCTCCTGGCTCTGCATACCGAGCAGCATGTCACTCGCATACAGACGGCCCCAGAAGGCCGCGGCGCGGTAGCGAATCATCAGCTCCGGCATGGTCTGCCACTTGCTGCCGCTCTTGGTGGCCCATCCTTCCTTCTTCGCCATCGCAATGGTGACCGTTGGGCCTTTCAGCTGTTGGCTGCTGGCTAGATCGGTGGCAACCGCATAGCAGGCCAGGCCATCGCCTTCACCGCTCATCTCAAACCGCAACGGGCTGAACCTGCCGCAGCCGTTCACCATCGCAATGATGAAGCTGCTGCTCCACGATGGGCGGCCGTGGATGACGTGCAGGTGCTGCATGGCGAGAAATGGGCTGATGCCCATGCGGCCTGCAATCTCGAGCGCGACGAGGCAGTTGGCAAACCCCTGCTGCCCTTGGAACTGCGGCGGAATCAGCGTGCTGCTAGCCAGTGCCTTGGCGATCCGTTGCGCATCCTCGAATGCTTGGATGCCCGAGAAGACTGAGCCTCCGGGTTGTGTGGTGGTGAGTGCTGTGGATTCTGTCATCAGTACATCTCGATCTCGGTGGTCTGTTGCTGCGCGCCACTGGCGCCCGTCATCCAGCCCGGCAGGCTGATGGTTTCGATCTGATCGCTGTAGCTCGGCCAGTTGTCAGCAGCACGGCAAACGGCCAGCTTGCCTAGATCCTTCATGGCCTGTTCGTAGCCGCGATCAGTCATCACCTCATCAGCGGCATAAACCGCCACGGCGTATGGCGCGGTCGATTCCACGCAGATGAAGATGAACTGATCCGGGCGCTTGCCCGTGGCCTGCTCAACCCCGTTCAGATACCAAGCTGCCTGCACGTGGTAGCGGTAATCAGCGATGCTGCGCATAAACCCGCGTGGACTGGCGTCTCTGGTGGTTTTGAGATCCACCATGATGCTGCCGTCATCGGTCAACCAATCCGGCCGGCACTTGCACTCCACCCCATAGGTGGCATCCGTCCACATATGGGTGGTCTCTGCCTTGCCCGGCAGGCCCAGCAGCATTGCTGCACCGGGATGGCGCATGATGCTGCGGCCCATGGCCATCACCACCTCGGCATCGTCGGCGGTGATCACGGTCTTGCCAGCAGCAGCAGCCTCGAACGCTGCATAAGACTCCTTGCCGGCTTTGGTGCGGCGATCCATGGCAGGTGCCACGGCGATTTCTTCATCCCACCTGCTCAGCTCGAGCACGTGCGTGTGAAGCGCAGTGCCAAGGCGCATGGCAGCAGATGGTTCCGGCGTGATGCGGTTCGGATCCAGGTAGCGCGACCAGTAGTGCAGCGGTGATCGCGCGATGAGATCCAGATGAGACTTTGAGACGGCCGGATGCGCGTGATACGCGGTGTTGTCCATACTTGCGGGCAGTTGCGGCCAAATACTAGCAGTTGCGGCAGGCTGCGCTACTGTGCCGAGCGCTGGGACACCCAGCTCGATCCTCCGCCTATGACCTACTCCGACTTCCTGGCTTCAAAGTCCACAGCCTGCCCACCAGCAGGATTTGATCCGGCATCCTTCACCGCGCCGCTGTTCCCCTTTCAGCGGGACATCGTGACCATGGCCTGCCGTGTTGGCAGGTTCTGCATCTGGGCCGACTGCGGCATGGGCAAAACCGCCATGCAGCTCGAATGGGCATCACAGGTCTGCCGGCACACCAAAGGCAACGTGCTGGTGTTGGCACCCCTTGCCGTTGCACATCAAACCGTGCGCGAGGGCAGCAAGTTCGGCATCCCATGCGCGTTCGCTGCAACGCAAGCCGACGTGCGCCGCGGCATCACGATCACCAACTACGAGAAGCTGACCCACTTCGATCCATCCGCCTTCGATGGCGTGGTGCTTGATGAGAGCAGCATCCTCAAGGCATATACGGGCAAGATCCGCAATCAGATCATCGAGTCGTTCGCGCAGACCCCATTCCGTCTGGCCTGCTCAGCCACACCAGCACCGAACGACCACATGGAGCTGGGCAACCATGCCGAGTTCATCGGCGTGATGACCCGCACCGAGATGCTGGCCATGTTCTTCGTGCATGACGGCGGCGACACCGCTAAGTGGCGGCTCAAGGGTCACGCGCGGAGCAAGTTCTGGGAGTGGGTCTGCAGCTGGGCGGTCACGATCCGCAAGCCATCAGACCTTGGCTACGACGATGGCAGCTTCATCCTGCCGGCGCTGCAGATCAATGACTGCACAGTTGAGACGCCACGTGATGCCGCAACTGATGACGCTGGCCAGATGGCACTATTCGCCATGGAGGCTCGCACGCTGAGCGATCAGCGGCAGGTGCGCAAGGCATCGCTCGATCTGCGCGTTGCAGCAGCAGCCACCCTGGCCAACAACAGCACCGAGCAGTGGTTGATCTGGTGTGATCTCAACGATGAGAGCAAAGCGCTCACTGCCGCCATCCATGGTGCGGTTGAGGTGTCGGGCTCAGACTCCGACGATCACAAGCAACAGGCCGCCATCGACTTTCAAGATGGCAACATCCGCGTGCTGGTCAGCAAGCCAAGCATCTTTGGATTTGGTCTGAACTTCCAGGGCTGCCACAACGTCGCATTCGTTGGTCTGTCACACAGCTACGAGGCGTTCTATCAGGCGATCCGCCGCTGCTGGCGATTCGGCCAACAGCAGCCCGTCAACGCTCACATCATCTACGACGTGGCAGAAGGCCGCGTAATCGACAACATCCGCCGCAAAGAGGCGGACAGCATCGCCATGGCTGAATCAATGGTCGCCATCATGAAGCAATCCACCATGGAGCAACTCAAGAAGATCCAGCGCCAAGTAGCGCCGCACATCACTAAGCACAAGTCCGGTGATGGATGGGACATGTATATGGGCGACTGCGTGGAGAGCATCAAGCAGCTCGACAGCAACTCAATCCACTACAGCATCTTCAGCCCACCGTTCGCGTCGCTTTACACCTACAGCAACAGCGACCGCGATATGGGCAACAGCCGCACTGAGCAGGAGTTCTTTGATCACTTCGGATTCCTTGCCAGTGAGCTGCATCGCGTGATGATGCCCGGCAGGCTGATCAGCTTTCACTGCATGAACCTGCCCAGCAGCAAAGAACGTGATGGCTTCATCGGTGTGAAGGATTTCCGCGGTGACATGCTGCGCATCTTCCAGGCTGCTGGTTTCGTGTTCCATAGCGAGGTGTGCATCTGGAAGGATCCCGTCACCGCCATGCAGCGCACCAAGGCAATCGGCCTGCTGCACAAGCAAGTGCGTAAGGATTCAGCACTGAGTCGCCAAGGTATTCCTGACTACCTCGTGACCGTGCGCAAGCTGGGCGACAATCCAGAGCCATGCGCCGGCCCGTTCACTGAGTTTGCTGGTGAGAACCCACCAGCCAAGAGCGGCGACCCGATCAAGGACTCGATCAATATCTGGCAGCGCTACGCCAGCCCCGTATGGATGGACATCAACCCATCGGACACGCTGCAATACCGCAGCGCACGCGCCAATGAGGATGAACGCCACATCTGCCCGCTGCAGCTAGAGGTGATCCGCCGCGGCCTGCAACTGTGGAGCAACCCAGGCGATCTCGTGCTCAGTCCATTCGCTGGTATCGGCAGCGAGGGTTACGTCAGCCTTCAGATGGATCGCCGCTTCGTTGGCTTTGAACTGAAGCCCAGCTACTTCAACTGCGCTATCAAGAACCTGACCAATGCACAAGCGGCAAAGCAGGCGGAGCTGCTGCCATGCAACTGAGGTCTTATCAAGACCGCGCCATTGATGATCTGCGCTCGGCTTATCAGTCGGGCGCCCATGCACCGCTGCTGGTCCTACCAACCGGCGGCGGCAAAACCTGCATCATTGCCGCGATCTCAGCCAATGCCGCAGCACGTGGCCGCCACGTCCTGATACTGGTGCATCGCCGTGAGCTGATCCATCAGACCAGCAGCAAGCTCGCATGGGTTGGACTTGATCACGGCATCATCGCCGCAGGCATTCCGCCATCCGATCACGCGGTGCAGATCGCATCCGTCCAGACACTCGCGCGCCGGCTCAGCCGGCTGGACTGGCAGCCGACGCTAATCATCATTGATGAGGCCCACCACTCCACTGCAGGGCAGTGGAGGCGCATTCTTGACCACTGGCTCGATGCCTACAGGCTGGGCGTTACCGCCACGCCATGTCGGCTCTCAGGCGAGGGGCTGCGACCAGTGTTCGATTGCATGGTGCTCGGCCCATCAGTGGCCGATCTGATCTTCACCGGCTATTTATCGCCCGCACGGATCTACGCACCGCCAGTGGTTGCTGATCTGCAGGGCATCCGCAGCCGTGGTGGTGATTATGCCAACGATCAGGCCGCGGCCGCTATGGATCGGCCCACAGTGACCGGTGATGCCATCAGCCACTACCAGCGCCTAGCAGCAGGCCAGCAAGTGATCGCCTTCTGCTGCAATGTCAACCATGCCGTCTCAGTGTGCGACGCATTTAAGACGGCAGGTATTGGCGCCGAACTGCTGCTAGGCAATACTCCAGACCGCGAGCAGGTGGTGGCCGACTTCGCAGCACATCGCATCCGCGTTCTCGTCACCGTCGACGTGGTCAGCGAGGGTTTTGACGTGCCAGCCGCCAGCTGCGCCATCCTGCTGAGGCCCACGCAATCGCTCGGCCTCTACCTGCAGCAGGTGGGCCGTGTGCTGCGCCCTGCGCCCGGCAAAGAACACGCAGTGATCCTCGATCACGTCGGCAACGTCAACCGCCATGGCTTTCCCGATGATCACCGGGACTGGTCACTTGATGACCGTATGCGCCGCACCAAGGGCACACCAGCGCCATCTGTACGTACATGCCCAGAGTGTTTCGCAGCATTCAAGCCACAGCCGCAATGCCCGGTCTGTGGCGCGCAGTGCGTGCCGATCAAATCACGCGTGATACGTGAACTGGCAGGCGAGCTGCAAGAGATGAAGCGCGCACAGCAGCGCACAGCACGCCGCGAACAGGGCCAGGCACGGACGCTCTCTGATCTCATGGCCATCGCACGCCAGCGCGGCTACAGCCCCGCATGGGCGTGGAAGGTCCACACGGCCAGAGCAAGAACGCAATAAGATTGGAACAGTTATCCCATCTTGCTCCGTGCCAAATCCCATACCTGTTGAGCTGCTCGGCCAGCGCTTCGGGCTTCTAACTGTTTTGGCCGACGCTTCGGCTGGCCACCGCTATCAAATGGTTCGCTGCCAGTGCGACTGCGGCAACGTGACCGTGATCAGGAAAAACCGTCTCTACGAACGCACCGGTAAGCAGCTGGCATGTGGATGCCTTCGTGGCCGACACGCCAAGCATTCGGACTGCCACAGCAAGCTTTATCGCGTCTGGGATTCGATGGTTCGACGGTGCCACAACCCAAATCATCGAGCGTTTGCAAACTATGGCGGCAGAGGTATTCAGGTATGCGCCGAGTGGCGCGACTACCGCAACTTCAAGGCATGGGCAGATACCAGCGGCTACTCAGAAGGCCTGACGATCGACCGCATCGATAACGACAAGGGCTACGCACCAAGCAACTGCCGTTGGGCGACCAGGAAGGAACAGCAAAACAATCGCCGCTGCTGCGTCTACATCCAGCACGACGGCAAGCGCCTGACCGTCACAGAGTGGAGCGAGCTGCTCGGCGTGCCGCGCCACACTGTGCGCAAGCACCTCGAGGCAATGAATGGCGGCCAGTGAGACGCATCTCCAACAGGAAATCCGACTGGCTCTGGGAACTAGGCCGGACCTAAGGCTCTACAGAAACAACTGCGGCTCCTTGCCCGATCCACGCACCGGCCGGCTCGTCACATTCGGCCTTGCTCGTGGCTCTGCTGATCTGATCGGCTGGCGCACCGTCACGGTCACCCCGGAGATGGTGGGCCAGCGCATTGCTGTGTTCACCAGCATCGAGGTGAAGACGGAGCGGGGCCATGTGCGGCCCGAGCAACACGCATGGCAGCGCACCGTATCGGCCGCAGGTGGCATCGCAGGCATCGCACGCTCAGTACAAGACGCAAACGAATTGCTGAGATAACTGCCAACCTGCCAACCTTTCTGCCAAACTCTGCCGGCCTCTCCGTAGCCATGTGGCAGCCGATCTCCTTCAACAGCTCGCCAATATCCCCGACCACTGGGCGCTGGTAGCCGTCGGCAACGACAAGCGCCCCTATCAGCCCGAATGGCAAAAGCACCCCATCTCCCGCCAGCAGCTCACCGCTGAGATCACCGCCGGCCGTGCTGTAGCCATTGGCGTGATCGCAGGTCCACAGTCCGGTGGCCTCCTCTTCGTTGATCACGATGGTCTTGGCGCCTCAGAGGTGCTTGAGCAGATCGGCGCACCACTTCGTGACCTACCCAAGTCATGGGCCGTTACCTCCGGCCGTGATGGCCGCGTACAGATCATCTATCAAGTCCCAGAACCCTTCTGGGCCACCATCAAGACCACCAAGCTGCGCAGCTCCATCAAGGGTGAGCAGCTTGAGCTTCGATGGTCTGGCTGTCAGTCCGTCGTCGCAGGTGCTCACCCCATCACCGGTGCCTACCGCTGGCTCAAAGGTCGCGCACCTGGTGATCTGCCCCTCGCTGAAGCGCCTTCACTCCTGCTGCAGCAGATGCAGCGCCACAAGCCTGACCCAGCGCCACTGCTGCGCCTACCAGACACCGACGCACAACGCGCACGCGATTACCTCGCATCCATCCCAGCAGCCGATGCCGACGACTACGACGCATGGCTGCGCGTTGGCATGGCGCTTCACAGCGTTGGCGACGACTCGCTCCTATCCGATTGGATCAGCTGGTCCACCGCATCCGGCAAGTTCGAGCCCGGTGTCTGCGAAGCGAAATGGCGCACCTTCCATGCAGCATCTGGTGGCGTCAGCATCGGCACCCTCGCGCACCTAGCAGGTCATGAGAAAAGCCGCCCGTCTCCAGCCGGGCAGCCGCCATCTCCGCCGCAACAACGCAGCGCGCCAAACCCTACCGCAGCTCACGGCAAGCTCCTCAAGCTCGAATCCAATGAGCTCCTCGAACTCCTTCGTCAGCAGCTAGGCGACCGCCTTCGCTGGAACCTGTTCACCAAGGTGATCGAGCTCGACGAAAAACCCCTTGAGCACATCGAGCATTTCTACCTACAGCTCTCACAGCAGGGCGTCAAGGTCACCAAAGACCTAGCCGCTGATGCCGTCCACGTCGTCGCACTCGAGAACCCATACGACCCCGTCCGCAACTACCTCGAGCACGTCGCTGATCACGTGCAGCCCGTTCCGATCGATCACATCGCAACCGCCTACCTCCGCCCAGCAGATCAGCCCGGCACCCTCTACGACGCCATGCTCAAGGCCACCCTCGTGGCCGCCGTACGCCGCATCTTCGAGCCCGGCTGCAAGCACGACTCCGCCTGCGTCCTGATGGGCCCGCAAGGCTGCGGTAAGTCCACCTTCTGGCGCAACCTTGGTGGCCTCTGGTTCAGTGATGCCCTACGCGACATCGGCTCCAAAGACGATCTCATGGTGCTCCACCGCTCATGGCTCATGGAATGGGCCGAGCTCGATCACATCACCAACCGCAAGCACGCAGGCCAGGTCAAAGCCTTCCTCACCCAACAGACGGACATGTTTCGCGCGCCATACCAGCGCACCACTGAGGCATACCCACGCCGCTCGATCATCGTCGGCTCCACCAACCGCGACACCGGGTTCCTCGTCGATGACACCGGCAACCGCCGCTTCTGGGTCATACCCATCACAGCAGCGCCACACATCCCCGTAGATGGCCTACTGCTCGAACGCGATGCCATCTGGTCTGCAGCTGTCGCCGCCTACCGCACCGGCGAACCCAACCACCTCACACGCGAACACAGCGCACAGGTCGACGCTGAAAACGAGTCCTACCTCGTCGACTCGCCATGGAAGGCCGCCATCCAGGAGTGGATCAACTCACCCCGCAATGAAGGCCGACCTATCACCAGCGAGCTGCTGCTCACCGAAGCGATCAGCAAACCAGTCGAGCGCCAGGGCCGCGCAGACCAGATGCAGGTCGCATCGATCATGCGCGAGCTCGGCTTCGTCAAACAGCGCCAGTGGATCGATGGCCGCAACAAGTGGGTTTTTGTCCAACCTCGCGGATGAGGTTGGCAGGCCGAGATCCCTTGCGCTGCAAGCCTTCTCCTATCCTTACTAACCTTCTAACCTTAGTAATAAACTATATAAAAGGGAGGAGTAGGGGAAAAAGAGCCTATAGGGGCAACGTTGGTGAGGTTGGGAGGTTGGTAGGTGCCTGGCCGGCTCGCGCCCTACCCTTGGCGTATGGCCATCAACATCACCATCGATCAACAGGGCATTGGCCTCCTGCAACGTCGATCGGCCGTGGTCGCCAAGCAACTACCCTTCGCCACCAGTCAGGCGCTCAACAGCGCAGCGTTCAGTGCCCGTGATGCTCTTAAAGGCGCTTCACGCGAGGTCTTTGATCGACCAACCACCTTCATCCAAAATGCGTGGCTGGTTCAAAAGTCCACCAAAACCACGCTCATCGCAGTGGTTTACCCAGAAGCTCGCCGTCGCCCCTATCTCAAAGCCAACATCCTTGGTGGCCTACGAGGGACCAAGCCATTCGAGGCCAAATATTTCGGACAGGCTTCTGGAAGCGTCGGCAATGCCTCTCGACTCATCCCAGCCGCGATCAACCGCAACGCACAAGGCAACGTGTCTCTGTCCGTTCTGACGCGCCTTTCAGCGAAGATCAGCACCAAAGGCAAAGGGTCGGTCTTTATCGGCACACCAGCCGGTGGGGCACGGCCTCCAGGCGTCTACGAACGAACAGGCACCAAACGCACCGGACTGCGCCTTAGGCCCCTGTTTGTCGGCAAGCCATCAGCCACCTATCAACGCATCTTCAAGATTGATGAGATTGGCAGCAAGGTCGTGCAACGCCGATTCAACGAATACCTGCGTACAAGCCTTGAACGCGCCGTTGCCTCTGCGCGTTAATGTGGTGGCCTAGCGCAGTAGCACCTGCCTAGGCCGTGATCACCTGCACACCAGGCAATGCCCAAAGCCTATCAACTGCCAGCACCCGGCGAGCCGTTTGATCCTGAGCTATTCAAACTCGGCGCACCGTGCAAACGCAATCACATCCATGCCGATGGCATGACCCTTCGTTGGGTACGCAGAGGGCAATGCTGCATCTGCGATCGCATTGACGCGTTAGAACGGCAGCAGCGTCTAAGGCAAGATCCTGAGTACTTACGCAAACGAGCTGCTTACGTTGCTGAGAAACGAAAACGGCAAGGCAGAGAGTCCAGATCTAAACATGGACTTCCGTACCAACCCAGACCAGACGCGGAAACTCTGTCGATGCGTAAGGCGATCCAATCAGCAGGGCGCCTGCCATCTGTCGCTGAACTTGTAATACGACAGCAGTATAAATACTGGCGAGAGCATCGGAGCGAATACGAGCAACACAAGCGTGACCGCAAACGTGAGTACGTACGTTGGCGACAGATGACTGATACCGGCTACCGCCTCTACCACCGCGCCAAGTCCAAAGCGCGCAAGGTGGCGCAACGTGGTAGCACCCCCCATCACTTGACCCCCTCCCACCTCTTGAGACGGTGGGGGGAGTTCAATCACGTTTGCGCCTACTGCGGGGCGACTGGAGATCTGCAGATTGAACACGTTGTGCCGATCAGCAAAGGCGGCGAGCATCACCTCGGCAACATCGTGCCTGCTTGCCATCGATGCAACAGCAACAAGCGTGATCACGATGCCCACAACTGGTTTGCATCTCAATCGTTTTACAGCGCAGAGCGATGGCAGCTCATCCAAGCTCTCCTGCTCAAATCCAAACCACAGGCCACCCAGCTGCCGCTTTTGCTGCCAGCTTAAAAATTGGGTCCTTTTCCTCCCATAGGTCGAGGGTGATCGCTTGC